CCGGCGGGCCGGGTGCCCGGCTCAAAGGCAAACCCCCCGGCAATGGGGTCGTCCGCCCGGTCAAAAAAATTGTGCGTGTAAACGCACAGCTCAGGGACGGTCATACAAAGTCACCCCCTTGCAGATCAGACCGATTCGCCCGGGGTAATGGTCTCGACCGCGATGCCGTCGATGTATTCGGCAAACAGGGTCATGCCCATGACCGCAGTGATGACAGTGACAAAGGTGCCATAGTCGGGGCGGGTGTTCACGCCCACGATGCCGGTGTTGCTGTCCGTGGTAAGGCGGAAGCCAGCACGAGCCCAGTCGGAGTTGGTAGGATTGACGTAATACAGAACGATATTGTCCGCAGGAGTTGCGATCACCTTACCGCGTGCAATCTCGGTTTCTGCCAGCAGGAAAACGGTCTTATACCCCATGAAGTTTTTGATGTAATTGAAACCGAACTCACTCTGCTCGTTGATGACAGCACTGGTTCCCAGGTACTCGTACACGTCCAAAACATTCACGAACGCCACAACGTCGGTAGCAGTACGGTGCATGGTCTTGAACTTGTTCAGGACGCGGCCTTTTGCCATTGCCATTGCTTCCTGAAAGGTCTTGGAAGTGCCCTTCAGTGTGCCGGTATTGAGGTACTTGTAGAAACGTCCGGCCACATCGGCGGTCAGGTCGTTCAGCATCTCCTCATCGGTCATCTGAACAGCGTTCTCGTAACCATCCTCAAGGATGGCTTCTGCGGTCGTACCCTTGGCCCACTTTTCGAGGGTGATTTTCTCATAGTCCTTGGTCTTGACGGTATACTTGCTGTAGGGGATCTCCTCGCCCTCGCCAACTTTTCCGTCCTGCAGGGTACCCTGTGCATACTTGCTCTTCAGCACCGTGTTGGGAAGCATCTCAATCTTGCGGGATACGCCCATAATGTCGCGCAGATGTTCCCAGTTGCGGCCGAAGCGGGTCACGAAGTCGATCTCGCGTGCAGTGGTCTGAATGTCAGCGGCCATCACAGTATTAGTTTTTGCAGGCATAAGTTAGTCCTTTCCATCGCCTGTCCCATTGAACAGGTCGATATTTGCTGCAATCGCGGCCTGCCGTTCGGTAGAATCCTTGATTGCAAAAATTTGGTCTTTGGTCATTTTGGAGCCGGTGTTGGTGGGCGGGTTGTCCACCTTTGCGCCGGTGGTCGTGGTCGTAGCCACAAAGTCGCCCCATACGTCTTTCTGGCTGTCCATGAACTTCTTTGCGTCCTTGACCTTGCCGTTCTCGTCCAGCTCCAAAGCATCAATGTCCGCGCCGGTCATTTTTACAACGCGGTCAAAGTGCTTTTCCAGCACGCCATTGTCCTTCAGCAGCTGCTTGTAGGCCGCTGCTTTCGTGGCCCGGGTATCCTTCTGGGTTTGCTGGGCCTTGTACTCGGTCAGCGCCTTTTCTGCGGCCTGCTTGCCGCCGTTGGCTGCATCACGGTCTTTCTCGGCCTGTGTGCGGGCTGCTTTTTCTGCATCCAGCTGGTCCTTGAGTTCGTCCGTCTCCTTGTGCAGGGCGTCCAGAATGGCCTTGGCCTTGTCATCGTTGGAGGTTTCGGGGTTCTCCAGAATCGTGCGGATGTCAGCTCTTTTGAGTGCCATGTGTTAGTCCTTTCTGCCCATGCTCGGGCTGCCATGCTTGGCAATAAGGTTTAATTTGCCGGACGTGCTGCCGGTGTGGTGCCGCCTGTGGGGCTCGAACCCACGGCCCCCGGATTACAAATCCGGTGCTCTGCCAGCCTGAGCTAAAGCGGCATAAAAAAGCGGCTGACGCTTTGCGCCAACCGCTGAGTATTAAGCTTCAGGAGAAATTTCCGCTTCCCACGCCGGGCAGGCGTCCTCCAGGTCTGTAAAATCAGCCGCCCGCTCAGAACAACCATTGAAGCACACCCACGAAAAGCCATCATGCCAACGGCAGTTGCTGCAATCCTGCTGTTCCACGGTCATTCTCCCTTCTCTGCTTCCTCCACGGCGATCTGCCGCAGCTCGTCAATATGTTTTTCTACCGCCGGGCGGAGGAACGGGCGGGCTTTCATGCCCCGGGTAAAGTGCCACTTGCCGTTAAAGTCCTTCCAGACCCACGGCGTTTTTCGTCCGTTGCCCTTCTCAGCAAAGATACCCGTTCCCAGCTCCACATAGACGCTGTAAAACAGGTTCGACCCGATGGTCACGGTCTTTTTGGCAAGGTCTACGGCGTAGGTCAGGCTTTGCTTGAGCGCACCGCCCACATAGCCCTCGATTCCGGTGCTGTCTGCCGTGCCGGTGGGTACAAGCAGCTGGGCATAGTCCTGCACTTTCATGCCCCAGATGGTCAGCACCCGCTCCGCCCATGAATCCAGCGCCTCATGCAGCTGCGGGGTGTTGTCGGTAAATTTGATGTCGTAGTTAAATTTCATGGTTATTTCTTACGCTTTTTTTGTTCTGCGTTGTAATTGATGCTTCTTAAAATCACCTCGCCGGAGAAGTTATATCTGCTGTCAATGACCTGTTTTGCCGGGATTTCGCTCATTTTGGAAAAGTTTTGAGCGCTGGCGCTCCGGTATTCTTTTGCAGCCGCAATCCAAGCGTCATTGTCCGCAGTAATTCTGCTTTTGAGCTCAGCCGTCATTTTGCGGCTCGGATGCCTTTGCTTGAAATCTGCAATCTCTTTTTTGTTCTGCTCTTCCATGCGCTTGATATTTGCATCAATCGTATCAAAAGAGCTCTGAATAATATCTTGCGCCCAAGCAACCTGTTTTTCGCTGCCCTTAATCGGAAGCGATGCTGCGTTAAAAGCAGCTATTCCTCCGTTGCCTGCTCTTGCGGAGCTGCCAGAACCTCTTTTACTCACGGTAATGCCTCCTCTCGTATTCAAATGGCTTGATTTTGGTAACATTCCAGTCAAATTCCGCCGGGCATTTGCCGTACCACAAAATACCGCTTGGTTGCAGAACTTCCAGCGCCTTGCGGCAGTGTTTGGCAAAGCACTCTGCTTCGTATGGGTCAGATTGTGTGCCGTGACTTGAAATGCTCACGATGGCGTTTCTGGGCTCACCGTCAAAACACCAGTCATAACTTTGCTCGCCGCACCAGCAGAGCGTTGGAATGACGTGGATGCCGTGCGCCTGCCAGTATGCAGCCAGCCAGTGCTTTTTGTAGTGCATGAAAAGCTGCACCGCAAGCGGCATATCGCTGTAAAGAGAAAAGTCCGGGGAACACACAGCCCCAAACTGCTGCAGCAGAGGAATATACTTGTCCGGGTTATTCCAGAACCGTTCAAACTGGTAATCATCCTTGTAAAAATGTACGCCTTTCGCAGCCTTGTCTTTGGCTGTCAGCGCATAATTGACCGGAATCCATTCCAGCTTGTCAATGCGGATGTCTGTTTCCGGCTTGATTTCAGGGATGCCATACTTGCCCACGCCCGGAAAAATCATCTTTTCGGTGTTTTCCATCGGCAGAATCAAAGTTCATCCCTCCAAACCTTACTTTTTCTTCTTTCTAGAGATGTAACCAATCCACGCATTGCCCTGTTCAAAAGTAACGCCATACGGCTTTGTTGTTAGCTGCATTAACTTGTCCCAGTCGCCGCGAGACATTCCTTTGAAATCAAATGCAACTTTTGGGCCTTTTTCCCAAAATGTTGTCATGTAAGGTTCAGAACCATCACCAGTTCTGTATTTGTTAAGGTCAACGCCAACTTGCTTTTTCACAAAGTCAATGGTTTCGTTGTGTGATTTCTTATATCTCGAATTGTCAACAATAGTCGCAAGCTTTCTTTGCCGTTCTGCTTCAACTTTTCTGTCGTCTGTTATCCAGCGGCCATTTACAAATGATTCAAACTTGTGCTCGTTAGCATTTTGAATACTTGCCATTTTGGAACTACCTGAGCCGCGTTTACTCATTCTTGGCGCTCTCCTTTCTCCGTTTTCTCTCTTCCGCCCACCACATCTGCTCGGCCTCGGTGCCGCCCTTGGATTTATACCACTCGGTGTAATCCATGACGGGAGTGGTCTCTTTGGTCACATTGTCTCGTTGCATGGCATTCTGCCGGCGATACTTGCCCAGCGCAGAGGACAGCACACAGCGGCAGTGGTAAACCATCTCCGGGGCGGCGCCGGGGGCGCCGGGCCCCTGAATCCCGTAACCCCCGACCCCGGACGG